GAATTTATCATGAGCGGCAGACACGGCGGTAAGCGGCCTGGCGCAGGCCGGCCAAAAGGAGCGCTCAACGGCGATGGCGCAGATATCCGCGCCATGGTCATCGGTGCTCTCGACAAGGTCGGCGGCCTCGATTACCTCGCCGCGCGTGCAATCGACTCACCAGCGGCATTCCTCACGCTCGTCGGCAAAGTCCTGCCGCTGCAACTCCAGGGTGATCCTGACCATCCTGTGCAGTTCGTCATTCGTGGTCCGTCGCCCGTCGAGTCAGCGAACGATTGGCTAAAGCTGCACGCGCCCACTGGCCAGATTGTCGAGGCAGAGAGCGAGTAGCTACAGTCCAGGCAACAAACTAGCGCTGAGCATGCTCGTAGAGCCAGACATCGAGACAGTATGGGAGCCGCAGTCAGGGCCGCAGGAGGCGTTCTGTTCATGCCCTGTATTTGAAGTTCTGTTCGGTGGGGCCAGGGGCGGTGGCAAGACAGATGCCGTGCTTGGTGAGTGGGTATTGCATGCGGCAGAATACGGCAGCAATGCAATCGGCTTGATGGTGCGTCGCACCCGCGTAGAACTGGATGAGACGTTCGAGCGGGCACGCGACATCTACGGCAGGATTGGTGCCCATGCGACCTACAGTCCGCGCCGCTTCACCATGCCGAATGGGGCGCGCATCACGTATGCTTATCTTGAGCGCGATAGTGACGCTGAAGTCTACCAGGGATCATCATTCACCAGGGTGTATGTCGAGGAGGCCGGAAATTTCCCAAGCCCGGCACCCATCATGAAGCTGATGGCTACACTTCGCAGCGGCGCTGGCGTACCGGTTGGCTTACGGTTGACAGGGAACCCGGGTGGTCCTGGCCATCAATGGTTACGCTCAAGATACATCGACCCGGCCCCGATGGGGTGGAAGGTGCTCACTGATGGCAGTGGACTCGAGCGTATCTACATACCCAGCCGAGTTAGCGACAACACGTATCTCGGTGCGGATTATGTGCAAAGGTTGCGGGCATCGGGTTCGCCTGAGTTGGTCCGCGCCTGGCTGGAAGGCGACTGGAGCGTCGTGTCTGGCGCGTTCTTTCCCGAGTTCAGTATGGACCGACACGTTATCACTCCCAGATCATTGCCCGGTCATTGGCCTCGCTTCCGTTCCTTTGACTGGGGATCTGCTCGGCCGTTTGCATGTCACTGGTGGGCCGTCTCCGATGGCAGCATCCACGACATCGCCCGCGGCGCGCTGGTCAACTACCGCGAGTGGTATGGCATGAAGCCGAACGAGCCGAACGTCGGGCTACGCATGACCGCCGAGGCCATCGCCGCTGGCATCAAGAGCCGTGAGGCCGACGATCCGCAGCCAGTCACCGGCGTGGCTGATCCAGCCATGTTCGCCGAGGACGGCGGCCCGTCGATCGCGCACCGCATGATGACCGGCGGCGTCGTCTTCCGCCCGGCCGACAATAAGCGCGTCGCTGGTCGTGGTGCCATGGGCGGCTGGGACCAGGTGCGGGCGCGGTTGGAGGGCAACGTGGACGGACAGCCGATGCTGCTGTTGTTCAGCACCTCGCGTGATCTGATCCGCACCCTGCCAGCGCTGCAGCATGACGACGCGAAACCCGAGGACGTGGACAGCGACATGGAGGACCACGCCCCCGACAGTTGTAGATACGCCTGCATGTCGCGGCCGTTCGTGCGCGATCTGGCGCCGAAGAAGGTCGTTGACTCGTGGGCTCGCGCCTTCGAGCGCTCATCGCGGGAAGGCGCTCCAGAAGGTTGGAGGGTCGCATGACTGACACCACGACGAATGTGCTAAAGCTAGCCATCGCCACCGCTGACTGGGACCAGCAACGCTCCATGAGCGATCTTATGGCCGAGGCGCGGCTGGCACTGGACAGGTGGAAATTGGAGAGGGCGATCAACGACGCCCTCGTCGAGGCCAAGGCGAAGGCGATGCGGCTGGCGCAGCTCACCGGGCCATGACCGAGTCTGACACCACCACCCTGACCGGCGCGCAGTTCCGTGAGCACGTTGGCTCCGATCCAGTCAAATGGGCCAAGGCGTTCCTCGCCGCATACACGAGCGCTGATGGCCTCCGCACCGACACTGACCGCGCCGTATTCGTGGCGGGTTGGTTCGATGACGCCATGGAGGCCGCCGTGGCCGAGGCTGTGCGGCGCACCCCGTGGCCCTCGCAGCAATGCCCACCAACACCCTAGCACCGCCCGACATGCCGTGGCTGATCCCGCGCAGTCTCGGCGGGCCGCAGAACCAGATGGCCCCGCCGCTGCTGAACTACGCCGCACCACCGGACCCGACCCAGAACCAGGGCGCTGACGTGCTCGCTGGTAAGGCCCAACAGGCGTGGCAGTGGCTGCAGGACCAGCGCGCGGAGAGCACACGCCAGGGGCTGCTCGATCCCGACACCGGCCTGCCAACCGCCAAGGGGGTCGTGGAGGGCGCCAGAGCCACGGCCGAGGGCGTCATGATGGGCACCACAGCGCCGGGTGAGGCGCCTGCTCCCAGCCTACGCATCTCCACCCGCGTCCCGACCGCGGTAGGCACCGACGCTGCTGCGGTGCATGCTGGTAACGATCTGCAGATCAACACCGACGCCATCACCGGCACCACAGCCGAGCCAAAGGTGGCAGCCAAGCTGCAGGGCTACCCTGATGTCCTGCCGGCGCAGCCAGGACAGGACAACGCAGCGTCGATCGAGGCCGCGACCCAGCACTTCGCGGACAATATGCGCTGGATCTACGACAGAATGGACCCCGAAGTGCGCAGCCAGTCAGCCGGCTGGTATGACGGCGCTCACAAGCTGACCAGGGACATGGCAGACCAGTATGGCGTGCCGCATGAGGCGGTCGCCGCTATGACCGCCAGGCTCAGCCCAGGCACCGACTGGTATCAGAACGTGTCGATGACCAAGCGGATACTGGACATCGCCGCCAACCACGACGCAACACTGGCGCCGGAACAGCAGCCTTTCGTACAGAGCTACGTCGACGCGCAGAAGCGACCGGCAATTCAGGGCGCAATGCAGGCTGAGGTGGACGGGATGTCTGGCAAGCGTTACGCCGATATGACCGACGCGCAGCGGTCGATGTTCATCCGCAGCCTCGATGAGGCCAAAACCGCGGCAGCCCCGACCAATGCGCAATATCCGATGATCCACCCGTCAGGGGTCGAGATTGGCACTGCGCTGAACCCGAGCGGGACAGCCCCTGCTAATTTAGGCTGGCAATCGCTCGACAATATCGAGAAGGCGCTCAAGATCCTGCGCAATCCAGAGACGGCCAACATCAGTGAGCAGCTCGGCGGCGCGCACAAGATCCGTTCTTTCTACAACAACATCATTGAGCCGAACGCGCCGCATGGCGATGTGACGGTGGACACCCACCAGATCGCCGCCTCGCACCTACTGCCGATCGGCATCTCGGACCCGGTGGTGGAGCACGGCATGTCGGGGCCGCCCTACGCCAACCAGACGGGCGCCACCGGCCTCTACGGCGTCTATGCCGACGCTACCCGGCGGGTTGCTGATCAGCTCAACGCGGAGAACCCAGGGCTGAATATCTTGCCCCGCCAGGTGCAAAGTATTACATGGGAAGGCGCGCGGGGCCTGTTCCCGTCTGCCCTGAAGAGAAACAAGTCGCAGGTGCAGGCAATCCGCGATTTGTGGAGCAACTCGACCGATGCCGCAGCAATCAGGGACGCCATCGGAGCAAGTCGTGGCATCACGTCTTCAGGCGATGAGCCCGCAACAATACCAGCGCCTGATTGGTTCGGACGGCATCCTTGAGATGATGGTGCGGCATAAGCTACCGATCACCCGCGACAACTACGTCGACATTGCCAATGCCGGCCGCCCCGACGAGGCCTGGACCCACGAGCACGAGGCGTCGTTGCCGCACATTTTCCGGCCCGAAGAGTAGGGCGTTCCGTCCGCAAAGTTTCGTTTATCGGACGCAACAACCAGCGCGGTCATCCGTAGACCAATCGGTGGATTGGCGGGGCTGCGGAAAATGGGCGATCGGACGAATTTAGAATGGCATTTTAGGCTCGGAACGGGTTACTTCGTCCAATGAGATCAGTGATGAAGCCGTGGGAACGAGAACTGGTCAACACGCTGCGTGGAGCGATCCAACGGTGCCACAATCCTAAGAACGCAGGGTATCGGCACTACGGTGGTAGAGGCATCACCGTCCATGAAGCGTGGCGCGCTAACGTTCGTGCGTTCGTCAAGCACGTGGGTCGTAAGCCGACTGAGTTCCACTCACTTGATCGCATCGACAACGACGGGAATTACGAGCCAGGAAACGTACGGTGGGCGACTGGGAAAGAGCAGGGCAGTAATCGGCAGCGATCAGCTAAACCCAAGATAAGGCAGAGACCCTATCATCCGCGACTTGAGCAACATCTCCCTCTGACGCTTGTCACGCTACAGCGAACGTATCAGACGGTTCTGGAACGCCGCTAACCGCTCGTATCAATACAGGTGATGCGATGATTTCCAGCCTCATTCTGCTGCTCGTGTACCTACTGATCATCGGCATCGTGCTGTGGCTGGTGCTCTACGTGCTGTCGGTCATCCCGCTGCCGGCGCCGTTCCAGCAAGTTGCGCGTGTGATCGTCACCGTCATAGCGTGCCTCATCCTGATCCTGCTGCTACTCGACTTCGCCGGCCTCGCGCCGATCGGTGGCGGCAGGCCGCTGTTGCGATGAGCCACGGCGTGCTGTTTGGGATCATGGTGCTGTGCGCGATCTGCATCGTCATCGCGGCTATTGCGTGACGGGCGCCTATATCATCGTTGCGCTCGATCTCGTGATGCTCGCGTGGGTGATCATCGCTGGTGTCACGTGAACGTCGCGTGACGACACCGAGATATAGCGAGTAGGGGCGGTTTCTGGCGGTAACCGCCCACTACTCTGACGCCTGGCTTGCACTCCTGGCGCTGTTGGCAGCAGAGCACGATCGAGTCCAGTTCGCAACGACACGCAACGGGGGCGAGGATGAGGAGACGTCCCCGTTACAGGTTGACGTCGGCGAGAGCGAAGGAGGTTGGTCGGCTTGGTGGGGTAGCGCGGGCGAAGGCGCTGTCGAAGGAGCAGCGGCGGGAGATTGCGCGGAAGGCTTCGCTGACGCGGTGGGGCACGTTGTATCGGTTGTGACAGCGCAAAGACGTAACGACGCAACGACACGAGAGACTGAGCATGACATCTGTACGCAACGCGGACACATGGAGACATCTGATGACGCTGCACACATCCACGTTTGAGTATCTGAAACCGACCGACGATCAGATGCGCGACATGGCGTTTGTGCGGGGCGCCTTTGCTGAGTTCACCAACGTCATTGCTGCACATATTCCAGATGGGCCGGACAAGACCTACCTGATGCGACAGCTACGGGACTGCGCGATGTGGGCGAACATTGCCATTACCCGCAACCCGGATGGTTCACCGCGCGTCTGAACACACGCATCAACGCATGGAGGATTATGATGCCGACATTTCGCATTACGAGTGGGGTATTGACGTTGGCGGATCAGGGGCTGAATTACCCGGACAATGAGTTACCTAGCGGTGGAGGCGGGCAGATCGACAACAGCCTGCCTATTCCGCCGCCTCCGTTGGGCGTGTGGCCGCCTCCGGTGCCGGCGCACCCGATCGTCCCCGCGCCGCCTGGGACGCCACCTGGCGTTATATGGCCAAGCCCAGGCAGGCCGGTTGATCCCGGCTACGGGCGGCCTGTAGCCCCGCCGCATCCAGGCGGTGGTCCGATGCCTGGCAATCCGCCACGGCCCGATGCTGGGCTTCCTGGTGGGCAAGGCGGCCAGATTGATAACGCTCTGCCGTCGCAGACGTTCTGGATGCTGGCGTACTGTCCATCACAGGGATGGATGTATATTTCGGTAGACCCATCATTACGTCCGGGTCACGATCTCCCGCCGCATCCGGAGCCGAAGTAACGCTCACTCGTGAAAGAACTCGCCCTGGCGTTCACGGACGAACGCCACATAGGCCGCTCTGGCTTCCTCGGGACTGCGAAAGGTTCCGAGGTGGACCAGACGATTATCTGCCCCCTTGGCGTTAGCGCCGTACTTGCCATACGGACGACGATAGACACCGCGCGGAAGCCCACTCTTTTTGCTTATGTTCGGACGGTTCGTCATGTTCTGTCCGTGCGTCGCCTCACGCAGGTTCACCCAACGATTGTCTAGTTTATCTCTGTTCGCATGGTCTATTTCGGCAATCGGCGGAAGACCGGTATGCAATGTCCAGATGATGCGGTGAACTTGATACGACTGGTAGTTTATTTCCACCGCCAAATAGCCGTGCGGCCTAATGCCTCCAGCCGGTTTGCCAGCATATCTCGCATTCCATCGACGATATTCCTTATCTTTCGGGAAATGCTCTGACGGCCGATGCCTCCAGACGAGAACGCCGGTTCCGGGATCATAGCTGAAGCACACACGTAGATACGCAGCATCAGGTAAAGGGATGAAAGCCATGAAACGTCTTCTACTCGCCGCGTCCATCATTGGCGCGTCTGTCGTTGCACATAGCACCGCTTTCGCCCTCCCGATACTTAGTTTTGGCCAGACTGCCGGCACGCCAATCACGGCCACTGAGAACGGCGCGCAGGATGCCACGACGCTGAGCGCGACCGATGCGGCGATCAGCATCACCCAGATCGAGAACGGCAGCCCGACCGCGGCGTTCTTCGACCTGAGTGCGGCCTCGGTGGGCGCGGCCCAACCGATCCTCGGCGGGTCCGCGCAGAAGTTCTCCGGGACATTCAGCATTACCAGCGCGGCGGGTGGCGGCGGCACCAACTACCTGTCGGGCACCTTCGCTGACGTGACGTTCGGCAGTGGTGCGGGTGGAGCGCTCGCGGTTGGTGCGCCGCCCGATAGCCTCACGCTCACCAGCGACATCATCACCGACCTGTTCAATCCGAGCGCGGTGGGGCTGGCGTTTGCTGGCATCACGCCAGGTTTCAGCATTGTTGGAACTAGTATTGGCAGCTTCACCTCGTCCGTGTCTGGGACGTTTTCGGCGAGCCCCGCGGCGGTGCCGGAACCGGCGAGTCTGGCGCTGCTGGGCGTCGGGCTGCTGGGGCTGGGCTTGGTGCGGCCGCGGCGGGTGTCATGAGCACTACGATCGAGGCCATCAAGGATCTTCGTGGCGCCATCAAGGAGACCGCGGCGGAGGTTCTGGCGGCGAAGTATGGCTTCCCCGGTGATACTATACCCGACGAGGCTGCCGACAATTTCATGCTGGCCTACCGGCACCTTGAGGATGCCAGCATGCGTCTGGGCAAGGCGATCCAGGCGCTTGATGGCGGCGTCAGCGTCTATGACAAGCGCACCACCGTCGGGGCATAACGGCAACGGCCACACCACGGTCGTCCAGGCGGCGATCAAGCTGGGGCAGTCGGTCACCCACGGGCTTGGCCCCCAGTTCCTCGCTCTGGTGCTCTGCAACGTGATGGCGCTGGGCTTTCTGGCGTGGTTTGTGGATGCGAGGGCGCGACACACTGCCGACGTGCTCAATCAGTTGTTGTCGGCGTGCCTGACGAGGCAGTGACTGCATTGAACGGGCAGGCCTCCAGCGACTTTGGCACTGGCAGGTGGATAGCCGCTATCCAGCAGCGCAGGCACACATAGCCTTCGTCTCCGTTCTGGGTTCTGATCTTAAGCCAATCATGCTCCACGCCGCCTCCTACTCCTCAACCTGCCCCTCGGTTGCCTGGTAGCGCTGGGTAATGTGTCCGTGAGGCGGCCTACCCGTCATGTGGCGTCAATCGGGCATCCGCCTCTGCCCCGCTTGCACCCGGCGGGGCCTGTTGCATCACGGCGTGGCCATCGGCCCACTCGCACACACCGTCGAGGAACCACGTCTTGGTTCGGCAGATCGGGCAGTATTGCACGGTTTCGACGGCCATTTCGCGCCTCCTCATCAACCTGCCGCATGGCACAGTCTGCGGATAGCCTCGGCCACGTTGGGGGTGGTGGCGATGAAGTAGCGGTGCCTGCGGCCGCACACGATGACGTTGGATCGGTATAGCATCTCTTGGTTCCTACTCTTCGAAATGCCCCTTGGCCGGCCAGTCAGGACGCTCGTGTTCCGGCGCCGCTACAGGGTCATTCCACCCCTCGGGTGCTGAGCCGGTAAAGTCCTTGATGAACTCGTCCAGCACGTCCTTCATCAGGTCTATGAACGCCTGTTTGCGTCGTTCGCCGCCGCCTTCGGTGGTCACTGCGCCCATGCCGATCGAGCCGAGTAGGACGGCGCCTTCCATCGTGTTTATCGGAGCCGCGTAGGCGTTCCACCAGGAACCTTCGACACGGAGCGCAAGGCGGAGATTGGCGGGATGCATCACTTGTTTGGCCATTCAACCTGCCCCTGCTCGTTCCAGTTCCGCCATCCAGGAATTGAGGGGGTCAGGATAGCGATTGCCACAGGCTCGCCCAGCGTCATGGGGTCACCGCCGCTGTAGGTCGGGCATGGATTGTCGAAGGCGAGGTAATGGTCGCCGTTCTTCCATAGCCACAGCCTGGTCGTCTGTTCCTGGCTCATGCCGCCTCCAACTCTCCAAAATGCCCCTTACCGATAGCTACCCCCAGTCAGGTGCCGGTTGCCACAATTGGTCACACGAAAATGCCGGGCGGTCGAGGCAACGGCGCTTCCTGCGGCCGCCACCAATGCAGGCAGTTGGGATGGACGTTGATGTGGTCGCTGGACGGGACGTGGAACTGCACGGCGGTTTCGTCGTCACGAAAGAACAGCCGGGCGATGTGCTCCATCTCGGCCCAGTTGGGCACCCGGTTACGGCGCGAGACGCTGACATGGTCCCAACCACCTCCGCTGCTGGCCACGATCACCAGCGGCTGACGATCGACCGGTGAGGGCACGGTGAACGCACCGCATGTCTCATCGCCGTCCCAGCCGTAGGCCTCGCGGACGGCCTCGCCGCGCATCCGGTAGGCGTCCAGTTCATGCAGGTTTTTCATGGCGCCATCGTGCCAGAAAAAAGCCCCGCACTCACGGGGAGATACGGGGCGCTTGAGGTTCTCGGACTTATCGCGGAAGCCAGCATAGCACCACCCCAATCATGGAGGCCAGCGCCATGCCAGCGACCATGAAACACGTCATCTCCGTTCCCTGGACGGACGAGGAGCGCACGTTGTTGCGCCAGCTATGGGCCAACGGGCTCGGCCCGGTGCTGATCGGGCGCATGCTCGGCCGGAGCAAGTACAGCGTCACCAAGCAGACCCAGGCGTTGCAGCTGCCGAAGATGCGGCAGCAGCCGGGCACCATTCCTGCGCCGGAACCCCGCCAGCCACGCCCGCAGCCATTGCGACCTGGCGCCCGCACGCTGCCGCCATTACCGAGCGAGATGCATGCCGATGAGCGGTAGCCTCAACGCACTGATGGCGCCGATCCCCGGCATCACCGTGTCGCCGACCACCAACACGCTGGCCCCCCCCACGTTGCCAGGGACGCCCGCCGTGACGGCAGCGCCCACGACAGGCGCTACGGGCGTGCCAGGCCAGCCAGGACAGGCACAGCAGCCCGCATTCACCCCGCAGCAGTTCGGCGCGCTGCAAGCCCTGTGGCAGCAGCAGCAGGCGCAGCAGACCCAGCAGCAGGCAGCGCAGGCCAAGGCGCTCCAGGACCAGCAGGACTATTGGCAGGCCAACGCCGGCCACGGCAGCGAAGGCGGCGGCGGTGGCGCGGAAGGCACGATGTGAGGACCGCTCAACACTCTTCGGCGGCAGCCCGTAGCCGCCCTTCCTCGAACGCCCTGTGCGCGCTGAGCCACGCCTCGCTGCGTCCTGGCTCCATAGCCATGCGCAGCCCCTCTTCGACCATCGCGTCCCGTGCTGCCTTCAGTCGCGTCGGTTCGTCCACCAACCATATACGCTCTTCATATTCGTGAGCCGTCTCTGGACCGAAACGGCGCTGGTGCATAACCTCCCTGATGTGGCTCCCAACCCAGGCCGTTGATCGACCGAACTCCTTGCCGAGCGCGCGGTAATCGCGCTGGCCACCGAGATAAGCCTGCCAGACAGCATCCCTGATCATCTGGTTCTGTGCCTCTCGCAATTCGTACTTCGTCGTTTGCTTCGGGCGCGCCTTCTTGGCCGCGCTCAGCCTGACCAGCGCCGCGTCGTAAGCTGCCTTTGCCTCGACGTATTCCCGCTCTGCGTCCTCATCCATCGCACCCTCCCAAGGACCACCATTGTCCTATAGCGCAACCCGCAAGCGTGGCACCTCGACCACCTCGGCCGATCCGGAAGACGGTGGTGCCGGCGGTGGCACCGATGATGCCGCCTATCCGCACGACCTCGACGAGCTGCACAGCCGCTGCGTGAGGTGGTTCGAGGAGGCCGAGCGCGCCACCTGGGACGAACGCGAGCAGTCCGAGCAGGCGCGCGACTACAAGAGCGGCGTGCAATGGACCAAGACTGAGGTCGACGCGCTGCGGGAGCGTCACCAGCCGGTCACCACGATCAACCACGTCAGCCGCAAGATCGATCTGCTGTGTGGGTTGGAGAGGAAAGCCAGAACTGACCCCAAGGCATTTCCCCGCACGCCCACGGAGGAGGACCGCGCCGACGCCGCAACGCAGGTGCTGCGCTATGTGACGGACGACTGCGACTTTCCCATCATCCGCAGCGCGGTCTACGAGAACATGCTGGTCGAGGGCTTCGGCGGCGCCATCATCGACCTCGAGGACGACGGTCAGGGCGGCTGCGACATCATCCCGCGCTGGGTGGCGTGGGACCGGCTCTGGCGCGATCCGCACAGCCGCATGCCGGACTTCTCCGACGCTCGATACAAGGGCCTCGTCATATGGATGGACCGCGACCAGCTCGAGGAGACGTATCCCGACGCCGAGGATGTCTGTCAGGACAGTTTCGCCTCGCATTCCGGCACCACGTATGACGACCGCCCCGGCAGCGTGTCGTGGCAGGACAGCACAAGGCAGCGCTGCCGCGTGGCGCAATGCCATTGGGTCGAGAAGGGCGAATGGTGGGAAGTCACGTATACACGCGCCGGTATACTGGTCCCGCCGCAACGCTCACCGCTGAAGGATCGCAAGGGCAAGGCTGCATGTAGATTGATCATGCAATCGGCCTACGTCGATCGTGAGAACAAGCGTTTCGGCATCGTGCGCGACATGATCTCGCCCCAGGACGAAATCAACAAACGCAGATCCAAGGCGCTGCATCTGCTGTCCACCCGCCTCGTGATCAGCGAGACTGGGGCGGTCGAGGACGAGGACAAGGCGCGGCGCGAGGTCGCCAAGCCGGACGGGTTCGTCACCGTGACACCGGGCATGCGGTTCGAGATCGCGCAGACGGCTGATTTGGCCGCCGGCCAGATGAAGTTACTCGAGCACGCAACCCAGGAGATGCAGGCGTCGGGGCCAAATGCCTCGATGATGGGCAACGACACCAAGGAGCTGTCGGGGCGCGCAATCCTGGCCAATCAGGCCGGCGGCGTCGCGCAGAACGAGCCGTTGGCCGACAGCCTGCGGTTCTGGAGCCGCAACGTCTACGAGATGGTGTGGCAGGGCGCGCGGCAATATTGGTCGGCTGGCAAGTGGGTGCGCGTTACCGATGATCTGGGCTCGATCCGCTGGGTCGGCATCAACCGCCAGGTCACGCTGCAGGACGAACTGGCGGAGATGCCCGAGCAGCAACGCGCCATGGCTATGCAGCAACTACAGCTTCAGCCCAACGACCCGCGCTTGCAGCAAGTGATCCGGGTGGAGAACGACATCAGTGACTTGGACGTGGATATCACGATCGAGGAGGGGCAGAGCGTGCCGACCCTGATGGCCGAGGACTTCCAGGCGTTGGTGCAGCTGGCATCCATCCAGCCTGGATTGATCCCCGGGGAAGTCCTCATCGCTGCATCCAGCCTCCGCAACAAAGACAGGCTGCTGGAGATGATGAAGGCGCACCAGCAGGCGCAGGCGCAGCAGCAACAGCAGGCCGGACAGATGGCGCAGCAGCATGCGCAAGCGACCATCCAGGGCGTGCAGGCCAAGGCCGCGGCCGACGCAGCGCTGGCCAAGGAGCGCGGCGTTAACGTGCTCTCCAAGATCCACGGCATGCACGCCGACTTCAGCGCGCCACCCTACGGCCAGCCGAACGTGGATGATAACGCGCAGCAGGCACCGCCGCAGGCGCCGGAACAGCCAGACGTGGACCCGGCTATCGCCAACGCGCAGGCGCTCGCCGGCGTTCACCACACCATGGCGCAGACCAGCGTTGAACGCCTCAAGGCTGCCAGTGAGGCCGCGCGCGCCAGGGACTTGCATATGGCGAGCGTGAAGAAAGCCGCCGAGGTCCACGCGATCATGCATCCGCCACCACCAACACAGGGAACACGCTGATGCCCGCAACAGCAACCGGTCGTGGCGCGCAGGTCGTCGTTGACCCTGGCTCCGATACCGAGCGCGCCATCCGCGGCGCCTACGCGACCACGCTCGAGGGCAACGTGCAGAAGGTCCGCGACGATGTGAACAGCGGCACGTTTCCACCCGGCAACACCACGTCGGACGGCACAACGAGCACGGGCGGCAGGGCAACCGACACAGCCACCGCGCCAGGCGGATCGGGCGTGCCACGCATCCTCAACCCGGCAGTGGCCTCGGTCGGCAACGGCGCCGACACCACCGAAGACACGCTGCAGACGTTCGTGATCCCGGCGAACACGCTCAAGAACGTCGGTGATCTGCTGCAGATCCGCGCCGGCGGCCAGATGGGTGCCACGACCGACACCAAGATCGCCCGCATCAAGATCAACGGCAACCTGATGATGCAGGTATCCGGCGCCACCGCGGGCGGCAACGTCTGGACGCTGGAGACCACGCTGCAGAAGACCGCCAACAACGTGCAGGCGTCGACCGGCGTCGGGCTGGTGCCGGGTGCCGCGATCTCTGGCACCTCTAACGCGCCCACCATCACCGATACCGCGCCGATGACCCTGACAGTTACCGGGCAGAACACCACCAACTCCGTCGCTGGCTCGATTACCTGCCGGTTCCTGATCGTGGAGCTGACCCCCGCGTAGCTACACTGAGCTGACGGCCAAGAACTCCACCAGGTGAGGCCGGAAGGTGGCGCTCCGCGATCGCTGACGAACCGAGCGCGGAGTCGACCACAAATCACATACATCTGAGGACAACCCATGGCGTTGATACGAGGCCGCGGCCCCCAGGTCATGCTGGAAGGCTACGCCCGCACCGTGGCGCGCGGCGCCGCCGGCCGGACCATGCGCGACAACATCGCGGCATGGGATGCGCTGGTATCTGCTGGGTTGGTGGCCGATGGCAGCACGGTTGACGGCTCCTCGAGGACCGGTGGCCAGCCCTACGATGCCGTGGTTGCGCAATTCCCGCACGAGCCGCTCTCGGCGTGGGAGGTTCCTGCGCCCCTGCTGCAGGGCATCGGCGGCGGTAGCGGCCTCGGTGTGTTCGATGTCACCGTCATAGGTGCCGATCCGACCGGCGTCCTCGACAGCGCGCCGGCGTTCAATGCTGCCATGGGATCTAACCGGATCGTCTACATCCCGCCCGGCACCTACCGGTTTGCCTCAACCCAGCCGCCACCGGCCCCGTATACACACCCGCATCCATGCTGCGTGCTGATCGACAGCTACTATAATTTCGTGGTCACCGGCTACGCCGCCACGATCGTTGTGGACGACGGCGTTGCGCTGTCCGAGGCGTTCCTGATCGCGCGGTGTCATGACTTCATATTCGAGGGCCTCACCATCCAGGGCACCCGCAAGTCACTGACGATTGTCGCGCAGATCAACGTCGGACTGATGGGGCATAGCTGGGAGCGGTTTCTAATCCAGGATCTGCACTTCACCGGCAATTTCGGTCATAGCGGTGCAGGCATCGACGGCGACTGGATCGTCAACGGGACGTATCGCAACATCGTTATGGACGCCGTAGGTTTCGGGTTCGATATGGCGTACCTATACAACGTCATATTCGAGAACATCAGGGTGCGCGGCTCGGACGCGCATTTCGATGCCACGATCCCAACGCTGCCCGGCGGCCTTGGCCTGTCCATCATCGTTGATCCGCCGAATGCGACCTACAACTTCACCTCGGTGCCATTCACCGAGACCGAGTTCGTCACCGTGCGCAATTGCGACTTCGTCAACATGACGGCTGGGTTCAAAACCACCACCGGCAAGCACATCACACTCATGGGCAACCGGTGGCATGACTTCCCTGGCCATCTCGCGACCTCGGCCAGCGGGACGGTGCAATTCACCGGCACGCCAGGTGTGACCGTGCCTATCGGCTCTGCGGTAGCGCGAACGTCCGACAGCGGGGCCTATACCTCGACAGCCGATGCCGTGGTCGGTGCAACCGGCGTGGTGCTGGTGCCGATCATTGCCAACACCACAGGTACCACAACAAACAGCGCAATCGGCACCGCGTTTACGCTCAGCGCACCACCGCCAGGTGTGTCGAGTAGCGGCACCGCCTCCGTCCCGATTGAGGGCGGCTACAGCATCACGACACCAGCCGGCATCATCATCAGCTACGACGCGGTCAACGGGCAGGGCGTGGCGCCGCAGCAAATCGAGGTGCTAGGCGATGTCGTCACCAACGTGGGGTATCTGCAGGCTGGCTATGGCCTGCTGCTCGGGGATGTCTCGGTCATCCCGCCCGATCAGATCAAAGACATCCTGATTAGCGGTTGCCTGTTCGACAACAACTACCACGTCGGCATCGCGTCCAATACGTCCTCGCCCAGCATCGCTAATATCCGCATCATCGGTAATTCGTTCACTGGCGCCGCGCAGACCACGGCGGTGGGCGTCAACACGCTGGCTGCAGCGGTGATGCTCTATAATGGCGAGACCGGGTTGCAGATGAACAACGGCAATCTGATCTCGTTCCTCGATACCGGGGGCTTTCCGGCGACGATCGGCGCCGAGCCTGGCCCTGGCGGGTCGGTCAATTCGCTGGTGATCGGCGGGACAGACAGCGGGGGCGGCGTGCGCAATTTCATGGTTGCTCCGCTGACCAGCGACACGTCGATACCGTATTTCCCGCAAGGGGTCCGTGTCAGTTCCGTGGCTGGCGCGTCGTGGGAGGGCGGTCCAGGCGTACCCACGGCAACCCGCAACGTCGGCTCGCTGTGGTCGCGTACTGACGGTGGTGTGGGGACGACGCTCTACGTCAGCCGCGGCGGCGGCACCTGGAACGCTGTCGCTGGCGTCTGACGCCAACACCGAGGAACAATCATGGCTGAGAACCCACCCAACGCGCAGCTCGATGCGTTCCTGTCTGGCGCGCCCGAGCCAGAGCCGCAGCAAGCACCGCCAGCTGCACCGGAACCCAAAGCGCCAGAGCCACCCAAGGGGCCACCAGAACCTCCTGCTGTCGAGCCTGACGATGATGGGGAGCCACCGGAACCAAGCCCTGGCGAGCCTGTGGTGCCTCGGCGTGCGTTGGAGGACGAGCGGCATAAGAGGCAGAATTACGTGGCGCAGGCCGCCAAGTTCGAGGCCGAGCGCGACATGCTCGCCAAGCAGCTCGAGGAGCTGAAGAAGGCGCCGGCACCACCGGTTCA